AGATATGTCCCTTACCATTAGTAGAACTTCCGCCATCACTTTCTCCTTGGAAAAAACCACCACCCAAGTCATTTCTTGCAGCAGTGGCAATCTTTGCCAGTGTTACTGCACCGTCTGTGAGTTCAGCAGTTGTTACTGCGTTTGCCGCCAAATCTTCTGCAGCGATAACGTCAACTCCGATACTTCTTGATACTATTTTTCTAATTGCCATTTTATTATCCTATTAAATATCCTATAAATGCGCTTCCGCCGTATACTGCTGTTCCATCAACATAGTTGTGACTTATCTCAACGTAATCTCCTACTTCTAATCTAATCATAGCAGTATTTGTAGCAGTCGTGTGATCGTTGCTACCTGTAACATTTGATATCTGGTTACTAACTCCATTTCCATAGCCAGCACCATTTAAGTAAAATGTGTGTTGAATGTCTCTTCCTACATTATTGCCTTGACCATATACACCTAGAGAACATGTAAAATGATATAGTCCTGCGATAGTACACTCAGCTCTATTATTAGTTGAATTCCAAAAGGACATTTCATTTAAAGTCACAGCATTCCAAACTGGCTTTTGGTTTGTAGCAATAGTTCCTGAAGGAGTTCTTACATGAAATGCTGGAATACTAGGTCTTGTTACTACTCCACTTGAATTAATCGCAATGGCAGCAGTTCCACCAGAGGTTTGTATTGTATCTACTTTTAATGTACTTGCCATATCTTTTTCCTAAATTCTTTATACTATTTATTCGTCTTGACCAGTGGTTGGGTTATAATTTTTAGCATCTTCGAAGAAAGATGAGGTTTCACTGAAACCAAAATCACCATCATCTGCATCCCAATCTGAAGGAGCAACATCTGCTGGTAGTGGAGTAGCAGAATACCTCTGTTCTCTTTTCGGAGCAGCAACCTGTAAGTCTGTATACTGATCTACCTGTACAGAACGAATAACACCTTGTGAAGTTACTGGGCCATATAGATAATACTTTGCAGTAAAACTTAGTGTGTAAATAATTGCCCTACGACTTGCGAAGTCTCCTTCATAATCATCTTCATACTGAATATCATTCAATACAATAGGAATGTCTCTGATAATATCTAGTTCAGCTGATTCCTTTAAAGTAACTGTGTACTCTGGTTGAAAGTATGGAAGTATTTGTTCAATAATCTGTAGTGCATCGTCTGAGTTTTTACTCATAATGAAAAGTTCAAAGTCTACGTTGTATGGTACAGGCATAAATCCAGACTTAATCTGTTCAGCATTCGTACCATTCGCCGCCTTCTTGACTTTGATTGATTTGTTTAGTTTTCTGTTTGGGTCATAAGAAAGTCCACTAATCTCAAAACCAATACGAGGAAGCGTCACTGCTACCTTTTTGTTTAAAGCAGGGTCTTCTCTTAGTCTCGCCAACCATTTTGCTTTTGGCCCATATGCAAGCGGCACCTTCATTGTTTGTGCAACATTGCCTGCGGCATCTTTTTTTGCAAGTTGGATGTTGTTAAAAACTGAACCAAATCCAACTACGACATTTCTTGTCGATTCGTTATAAAAGTAATTTCCAATCATAATTTATTTCCCAGCATCTCCAAATGGATTAGATTCGGAGAAGTCTAATATTGTATCATCTTCACTGTCAAAGAAATCGTTCATTGCGTTTTCGTCAATAGTGTCAACTTTATAAGTTTCCTGTATTATATAGGACGCATCGGCACCCTGTACTGAGTTCTCAACTTGTAGAGAACCACCATGTGTTTCATCTTCTGATATAATGTTATCTCCAGAACCAGAAGCTTCTTGGATAATTAATCCTGATGAATCTTCTAAACTAAAGTTCTCATTATATGTTCCTGCCTGTTCAAGACTAACTTGATACGCAAGTTGATCCAAACTATTGTCTGTTTCAATAGAATCAATTTGAGCGATTCCAGTATCAATTTCTTCCGAACCATATTCAAAAGTTTTGCACTTCAACTTATATGTAGGCAGATTTTGTACCTGATAAAATGGATCATCATGGTCTACAAAGGTAATCTCAAATAACTTATTACCTCTAGGCCAATATACCAAATCACCTTCATTTGGACGCAAGGATACAATAATATTATTATCAATTGCAACGAACTGTTCCCATCTCCTTCGAGCTACGGTAAAGGTCGCATCATCCTGTATATCCAAACCAAATTTGGTCATGAGTTCTTTCTCACCCTCATAACCGTCTACATTGTCAACGTACATCTCAATGAGATATGCGTCTTCAAACTTACTTAAAACATCTTCGCCAAATAATTCGTCTTCCGATACCATTCTACGAGGAATGTAATAAACATCCTGACCATAGATACGCAACTGCTCTATGATTAAATCTTCATAGAGGTTTTGTTCTGGTCTTGTTCCTGTATCAAAATAAACATTAGTTGGCATTACTTTAACCTATCATATGCATTGGTGGTAACTCATATGCAAGTTGGATTTGTTCTTCTAACTTATTAATCTCTTCTTGCGCTTGAGTATATATCTGTTCACCGTTTAGTGCAACTCCACCCAACATTTGGATGCCTTGAAACTTAGAAAGGTTTGCACCCCACTGTAGTTTAATTAGTTGTGTTGCATACTTCTTCAAAAATATATCATCCCATACATCAACAAATGTTGATGGGTCTAATTTACGATAACATTCAATGACAATATAGTCATCTGCAACAACATCACTCTGCCAATCCATATCCAAATATAATCTATTCTGATGTTGGTTGTGACGAATCTGAGTCTCACCTGTTAAGATGTGATCTAAGAAATCTAAGTGTTGCATAGTCATTTCATAATGTATAATTGATGTTGAACTAAAATCATACAAGTCATTCAACCTAAGTTGATACTTGACATCGAACATATTTAAATTTGACTTATCTGTAAAGGGAAATACTTTTACAACAGACATAACTGTGGGTGGAACAGGAATATAATTCTTCTGTTCTTTCCATACTGCTGTTGTAGAACCATCAACGTCTGTTGCTGTTGCAAGAGAGTTGTCTGATCTAGCCCTGTCAATATCCGCTTGAGTAACCTGATACTTTAGATATACTCTTTCAATACCATCGTAATGATACTGTGCAAAATATTGCAATGCTTCATCAATTCTGTCTTCTACTTGATCTGGATCAACATTAATTTCAATCACAGGTTTCCCTAGTGAACGGAGACAGTATTCTTTAAATGTAGTCCTTGTATTTGGTGTTGCCATATCTTTATCCTAAAGCAACCGCTAATGCGATTGCGAACCCTTCCTCTGCACCTTTATTTGCCACTTCAACAACTGTCCCATCTGCTTGTTTCGTATATATCTTTAAGTCAGTAGAGTTGATTGCAATCTCCCCTGCCGCTAAATCACTAGACGATGGAACAGCTGATGCAGTCTCAGAGCGTTTTGGTTTTATTACAGTAGTCATAATTCAATATCCTTAGTAACTACTATTTATGAGTACGTTCCGCCGTCTATTCCAGTAACAGTTACAGCACCTGATGAAACAGTAAAGTTTGCAGAAGCAAATGATGCAACACCTTTATTTGATGCAGTAGCAAGTTCTGCGTCTACTGTAAATGTGTTTGAACTGTCGCTGTATGTTAAATCAATACCTTCTCCTGCTTGGAAAAGTTGTTCGATTCTGTCATCAACTCTTTCGTCTGTGTAGAATAAGTTTCCATTCTCTGCTAAATCACCAGTGTCCAGTGTGATTGAACCACCTAATGCAACAGCTGTTGAATTGATAGTAACAGAACTATTAGCAAGTTTTGCATTTGCGATTGAACCACCCAACATAGCGTTAGTGATACCAAGTGCTTTCACTTGGATTGCATCACCAGAAACTTGTATAGAACTATCATCAACTGCAACGTCAATTGTGTTACCAGTTTTAGTTAAAGCAGCACCAGCCGAAATCTGTCCAGCACCAGAGAACTGTTCAAAGTTAATTGCAGTTGTACCTAGTGTAATTGCACCGTTTGTACTTAGAACATAACCGTTGTCTGCGTTTGCAGTACCTTCTTCTGTGAAAGTGAATGCACCAGAAGTAAGTTCAGAAGCAGCGTCTGCGTCTGGAGTTCTTGTTAGAACAAATGCAGCAGAACCCGAACCTGTTGTGGTAACTTTGTAGAAACCGTTTTGTGCAGCAGTTGATTGGTTTTTTACAAGAACTCTATCATTTACTACAAGAGTAACACCATCTACTGAGATAGCACCGTTAGAAGATGCAGTCAATGTACCAGCACCATTGTTGTATGATGCGGCAAGGTTTGCAGTTGTAGCAACTCTTACAGATGCCTTAACGTCAAGTCCATTTGCAACACTGTCAACATATGCTTTAGGTGCAAGTGACTGAGAACTAAATCCTGCTCTTCCAGTATAATCGGAAGGAACGACTACTGTACCAGTACCGTTTGGAGTTAAGTTTATTGCACCGTTTGTATTTGTAGATGTAACTGAGTTTCCATCTATTGTCAAATTATCAACAACTGCCTGAGTTAGTCCAGTTAGTGCAGTGATTGTTCCACCAAGTGAAGTGTCTGAATCACCGATTGTAATTCCGTCATTAGCAAGTTTTGCATTTGCGATTGAACCAGCAAGTTGTCCATTTGTAACTCCACCAGTTTTAATTGTTACTGCACCAGATGTTACAGAAAAATCAGCAGTTGCAAACGAGGCAATACCTTTGTTAG